GCGCTTGGATGCCCTGATTATACGGGCGCGCGAGGCTTTTTATTAGCAGTGCTGATTATCTTTGCAGCTGCAGCAGCCCGGAAAGCGTGGCGGTCGACGCAGACGGGTTCGCGGCCTTCTGCTTGCCGATCTCCACCGCCTCGGCATGCACCTGGGCAGGATCGCGTCCGGCATTGCTCGGCGACGCCAGGTATTCGGTGTAGGCGTCGAGGTCAGCGCCGGCGGCGCGGGCCTCGAGCATGAACACCGGGTCTGCCACCACGCCGGTCTTGGCCATCTGTTGAGCCACATCGTAGACCGCCGCAGCGTACTGCTTGTCGCTGCCGGCCCGGAACTGCACCTCGGCGGGCATGGCATACAACACCTTACGCAGCTCCGCGGCCGGCACCTTCGGTGCGGGCTCACCCTTGCGCGTCTTGGGCACGTTGTCCTTGATAGCGTTCTCGACCACCTTATCGAAGCCCTCGCCGGCCTTCTTCTGCAACTCGACCTGCTTTTTCGGGGCTTCCAGCGCAGCCGCCAGCGAGTTGGCGGCGTAGCGTTCGCCGTGTAGACGGTAGTCGCCGCCGACCTGCGCCGCGTAGTTCGACCGGCGCTGCGCATAGACCTCCGGTACGCTCGCCGCCTGCTGCGTAAGGTTCGCCAGCGTAGCGCGGCCTTGCTGGGTCTGCCCCTGCAGCGCAGCGATCTGCTCGTCCAGGCGATCAACCTCCGGGTTGCTGCGCGGTACACCTGGACCGCCGCCGATACCGCCAGCCAAAACCGGGGACGACACGGTGGCCGGCAGCTTGTCGCGCTCGGCCTGGAGCTGGGCCAGGCGGGCCTCGGAGTCGGCCACGAGCTGTTGCTGCTTCGCCAGCGCGGCGCTGAGCGACGTCGTTGCCGCCTGCTCCTCCTCGCCCGTTACGGCGTTGTAGCTCTCCACCCGGTCGCGGGCCAACGCAGCCGATTTCTGGGCCTCGCGGTAGTTCGGGTCGACCAGGTGGCGCAGCTGCCCCACGTTGATCGCCACATAAGGGTCGTTCGGATCGTCAGTGCCATTCTCCGACAGCACCCCGCCGCCGGGCTTGATCGGCTTGCCCGTGGCATCGGTACCTGCCACGCGCATCACCAGCCCTTTCGGCGTGGCCACGAGCTGGGCGCCGGTATATCCAGACACGCGCTTGGCATCGATCATGCCGTTTTCTGCCGCTAGGTCGAGCATGGCCTTGAGCACCTGCGGGTTGCTGTTGGCGCGCTCGGCAAACGCCGCATTGTCAGTGATGTAGCGACCGTCCTCGTCGAGTAGCGCGCTACCCAGCAGCGCCGTCGCACTCTGGGTGCGGCGCAAGCGCGCGGCCTCGGCCTGATCCGCGTTGAAGCGATCACGGCCGAGCTGCAGATTGCCGGCGCTGACATCGACCTGGCGCGACTGAATGTCGGCCAGGCGCTCGCGGTGCTTGACCAGATCGGCGTGCTGGGTCTGACCAAATTCGAAGTTGCGTTCCCACTGGTCATTGGCCGTGGAAAACTTGTCGCGGTCGAACTGATAGCTGCGATCCGCCTCCATGTCGCGGCGCGCATCGCGCTCGCGCTGGTACTGTTCCAGGCGGTTGGCCCGTGCCTCGCCCTGCACCGTCTTGTACAGGTCCAGCCCGGTGGATACGCCCTGGTTGATGCCGGCGAGCAACCCGGAAAGTGCAGAACTCATGCTGTCCCCTTACATCAAAACGGCGGCGGTCAGGGCCATGGCGCCCAACGACGCGGCCCCCTGGTACATCTGCGCCTTCTGCTGTGCCTTCATCTGGGTGTAGGCGTTGCGGTTGGCACTGTTGGCACTGGCCCGGGCACCCTCCAGCTGCGACGCCGAGCCAAACGACCCCAGCGCCTGCTGCCGCAGCCCCTGGCCGACGTTGAGCAGCCCGGCCAGCGTCTGGCGGCGGTTGTCCTGATCGAACTGCGCCGCGGTATTGCCGGCCGTCAGGGTGCCGAGCGCACCGGACAACGCATTCTGCCGCGCTTCACCGGCGGCCTGGGTAGGCGTTACACCCACGCCATAGCGTTCGCGCATCCGCTCGAGCGAAGCACGCGAGCGCACAGCATCGCCGAGCGCGGCGCCCATCGACTTGCCCACGGTCGATTCATTGAGCGACTCGATGGTCTTCTGCTCGGTCGGGCGAAACGACTGTAGGTAGCGGTCGAACTCGTCGCGGGAAATCCGCGCCAGTTCATCGGCAAGCGGCGTCTGGCTGGCCATCAGTAGATCCCCCGCGCATCACGGTAAGCGGTGCCGTTGGCGATCCGCGTGGACATCAGGCTTGCTGTGGCATTGGCCTTGTCCTGGGTGGCCTGGCGCGCACCCAGGCGGTTGAGGCCGTAATAGCTCACCCCAGCGCCGGCCAGGGTGCCCACGGCGCCCCATTTGGCCGCTGTCAGATCGTTTTTCGCCTGCATCTTGGCCAGTTGCTCGCGTGTCCGATCGATAGCCGCCTCGGTCTGGATCTGCCCGGCTTGCGACAGCGTCTTGGTCGCATCCGCCGTGATGCCGAGGCCCACACCAAGGCCCTCCAGACGCCCGTCATCGCGCTCGCGCCGCCCCTGGGCCAACCCCGAAACGCGCCCGGAGGTAATCGCCGTGCCCAGCGCGGCCGTATCGACCGGCGCCGTCGACAACGCCGCCTGGCGAAGCGTATCGGTCGATTCGCGCATCGCGGCCGAGGCATTCTGCCCGGCCAGACGGGCCGAATGGTCCTGTCCAGCCTCGCTCAAAAACTGCTGTTCGAGGGGCGCATAGGTCCCCCGATAGTAATTGATCTGCTCGCGCGCCAATTGCGCCTGAATCTTCTCACCCTCAGAGGCCTTTACCTGCTCGGGCTTACCGCCGCCACCGCCACTCATTCAGATACCCCCGTACTTCACCACGCGCACCACGGGCGCTTGTAGAGACTGCGCCTCCCGGCGAGCCTTGGTCTTCTCGGCATCCGCCAGCGAGGCCAGCACCATGGCCTGGTTCAAGTTGCCCCAGGTCACGTTGGGCATCGCCAATAAGCGCGCCTGGGCACCGTAGAGAATGCCGTCGCGGTGTGCATCAAACAGGTCGTCGGGCAACTCGTCCCGGCGGTTGGTCGGGGCCACGGCCAGACTCGCCACCAGCCCGTCGCGCGTGTAAGTGCGCTCGGGCAGGTGATCGAGCTGCAGCTCGCGGGCAAAGCCGGCAAAGGCGTAGGCCCGCGGTGTGCCGGCCACCCCGGTGAGCTTCTGCGGTGTCGTGGCGGTCAGTTGCTCACCGGCCAGCGAAGCCCAATAGATGCGACACGGCAGCAGCTCGGGCTCCAGATCCAGTTCAACCACCGCGTTGCCCCGCATTACGGGCGCGGGATCGGTCGTCAGACGCCAGGCAAACGTCTCCCGGTAGAAGGCCACGCAGGTGCTTCGCAGCATCCGCTCGACCACCGTCTCGGGGCAGCCAGGCGCAGCGATCAACGCCTCAGCGATCAGCTCGTCGACATAGGCCGTCATGCGCTAGGTCCAGGTACACCGCGCTGCCCGACATTCGGGTTTACGGTGGATTCGTTCAACTGCTTGGCCCCCAGGGAGGCGGTGAACATCTGGTAGTGGGTAGCGCTGCGTTCGGCATTGCCGGCGTAGTCCGCGTCCTTGGAATAGGCGCGGAACAACACGTAGTCGAGTAGGCAGTTGCCATAGATGTCCGGGACCTGGATAGCCAGGCGATAGGACGTCAGGGCGTTCACGTCGGCGCCAGAAGCCAGCTGCACGTCATTCGGGCTCTTGGAGATAACAGCCTCCAGGGCGCCCGTACCGTCGTTGCCCGGAAACACATAGAAGTTGGTCGGGTCAGACTCGTCGAAGCAGAAGTGCTTGACCTCCTTGGTGTAGGGGAACACCTCGGGGTCATGCCACGCCGGATGCTGCGCATCCAGCACCTCGCGCTGCACGATGCGGCACGCTCGGCCCCCGACGCGGGGATTGCCCACGGGAGTCTTGAGGTTACGCACCACGCGCAGCAGCGACAGGCCACCGGCGCCAATGTTCTGCAGGGTTCCTTGCTGCAAGTTGATGGCCACGTTGGCGGCCGTCGCGCTGGGCTTATAGATCGCCACCTCGCGTTGGCCGTCATTGAGCCACTGCAGCAGCTCAGCGAACGGCCAGCGCACTCCGGTCGTATCCTGAACGACTATCTGGGCACGGGAAATGATGTCGCTGGCCAACACCGGCATGGGTTACTCCTCGGTTTTCACTTGCGCCCACGCGGCGTCGCGCACGGCGTCGGTCACGTTCTTGCCGACCTTCTTCTTGAGCGCATTGAGCTTGGGCTCGCCGGTCGTGCCGAAGGCGCCAGTCTCGCCGGCCTCCATCAGCGCCCGAATGGCCGCCACAACCTCCTCGACGCTGGCACCGCTGTCGACCGGCGCAGGGGCCGGTTCGTCGCCGAGCGGCTCCACGCCCTTGGCCATCGCCAGCGCGCGCAGCGCCTGGGGCACATGAGTTGGAACGCCGGCTGCCAACCGCACCGAAATGCCATTGGCCGCAATCATCTGGGTAACGCTCGAAACGAATTGCATGAGGGCTCCTTATCCTAAAAAAGGGTGGCCCGAAGGCCACCCAACTCCCCCGGATTAACCGAAGACGGACATCGCGGTGTCGAGGGTGATGACACCGAAGTCCTCTTTCGTCTCGTAGCTGGACGGGTTGCCCTTGAACTGCGGCTTGAGGAAGCCGACCATCTTGGCAATCGAGATACCCAGCTGGTTTTCGTAGTCGAAGTCCTTCTCCACCCACTCGGCCACGCCGATGTCGGCCATACCCAGCGCCTGTGCGCCGCACAGCAGGGCACGCTGGCCGATGTCGTTGCCCGATGCGCCAAAGCGGGCGCCGGCGGCAGCCTTGGTGTTGTCGTACACGTGCTGGAACTCGTGGACCACCATGCCGTCAACCATCACGCTGGACGCGCCGGAGAACAGGCTGTTGGACTCGCCGCGCACGCCGGCATGGCGGACGTTGGCAATGAAGTCCGGGTCAAGGCGCAGATCGGCCATGCCCATCGGGGTCACGAACACGTGATAGATGTCCTGGCCGCCCTCCTTGATCGGGCGGATGTAGCTGTCCTTGGCTGCGGCCTTGAGCTGGACCAGCGACTTGTAGGTCATCGGAACCAGCGTGCCGTCAGCAGCCTGGTTGCCGGTACCGCGGCTCAGGCCGGCGCTGTTCAGATAGAAGCAGCGGTTGGCGGTCGGCGCGGTCGCGGCATCCGGAGCGAACTCCAGATCGGAGAAGTTCTGGCCGGCGGCCTTGACCGCGCGCAGCGAGCCGTTGGTGTTCAGGGTGTACGGCAGCGAGGACAGCGACAGGAACGCCAGCTGATCCAGACGATCCGCGATCCAGTAGCCCAGGGCATCCTTCGACGCATTGCGGAAGTTGACGATTGACTTCTGGTCAGCCATGCGGCCGGCGAGGCGGTTGGCGTGGCGCAGCTGGTCGATCTGGATCACGGTGTCGAAGGCGTTCAGCGCTTCTTCGTTATCCTCCAGCAGCGCATCGCCCATCACACCGTCGCCGAGCAGGTCGGCGAGCAGGGTCATTACCGCGCGGGTACCCTTCTTCGACTTGGTCAGGTCGGTGACCAGCTGGATCATCGCGTTCGGGCCTTTGCCCGCGAAGC